GCTCCGAGAAGATCACCCAGCTGAACCGCCCGGCGGAGAACAACCTGCTCGATCAGATCAAGTTCCTCACCGCCGAGCTCATGAGTCGATTGGGGATCTCGGAGGACGTCTTCAAGGGCACTGCGACAGAGATCGTCTGGACTCATTATTGGAACCGAGCTGTGGAGCCCGTACTATCGGCGCTTGCCGATGGGATGAGCAAGGCCTTCCTCACGAAGACCGCGCGCACCCAGGGGCAGGCCGTGCAGTACATCCGCGACCCGTTCAAGAACGTTCCTCCGAGCCAGATCGTCACGTCTCTGGACACCATGCTCAGGGACCAGGTCATCACGCCGAACGAGGCACGTACGAGGATTGGTCTTCCGCCGTCCCCGAACGAGCAGGCGGATCAGTTGCAGAACCCGAACATCAACCCTCAGATGGGTGATACCTCCCTGGACGGCGAGGGGGATATTCCGGACTCCGGTCCTGATGTTCAGTCAGTGCTCAGCATGCCGATGAGCCAAGTCAGAGGAGAAGGATGAAGTTCGACTTCAGTGGCTGGGCCACTAAGAACGACCTGACCTGCTCCGACGGACGCACTATCAAGCATAATGCGTTCAAGGAGAATGACGGCCAGCGTGTGCCGCTTGTATGGCAGCATGGGCACAACGCCGTCGACAACGTTCTCGGGCACGCACTGCTCGAGAATCGGGATGAGGGCGTTTACGCCTACTGCGCTTTCAATGACACTCCTGGTGCGGAGAACGCCAAGGAGCTCGTGAAGCACGGCGACGTCAAGGCTCTCTCGATCTACGCCAACCGCCTCGACCAGCGAGGGGCTGACGTTATTCACGGCAACATCGTCGAGGTTTCCATGGTCCTGTCCGGGGCCAACCCGGGCGCCTTGATCGACAACGTTGCTCTGGAGCACTCGGATGGTTCATGGACCGAGTCCGAGGACGAGGCCGTCATTTATTCCGGTCTCACGCTCTCGCACGATTCCGGAGAAACAACGGAGGACACAGAATCCATGGACGAAGACGAGGTTTACGACGAGGACGACCTCACGGTCGCCGATGTCCTCGAGACCCTCGACGATGACCAGCGTCTGGCTGTTGCAGCCCTTATCGAGGAGATCAGCGGCGACGTTGATGCCGAGGATGAGGACTTCGACGAGGACGAAGAGTTCGATGAGGACTATGACGAAGACTACGATGAGGACGCCGAACACGGCGACTTCGGGGGTGATACTCTGATGCATTCCAACATCTTCGAGGGCGACGCTCGTAACCACATGGGCCCGCACCTCTCTCACGCCGATGAGGAGCAGATCTTCGCCGAGGCTCGCCAGCCCGGCATGACGCTCCGCACCGCTGTCCTGGCTCACGCCGCGGACTACGGTATCAAGAACCCGGAGCTGCTGTTCCCGGATGCCACTAACCTGGACCCGGAGCCTCAGCGCATCATGCGCGAGAACTCTTGGGTTTCCAAGGTTCTCCAGGGGGCCAAGCACTCCCCCTTCTCCCGCGTCAAGACCCAGTGGTCCAACCTGACCGCTGACGACCTGCGGGCCAAGGGTTATGTCAAGGCCAGCCGCAAGAAGGACGTCGTCTACGAGGTCGCCAACCGGAAGACCGAGCCGACGACCGTTTACAACAAGACGAAGATTGACCGTGACGATGTCCTCGACATCACCACGTTCAACGTCGTTGCCTGGATGCAGCAGAACCTTCGCCTGGCCCTCGAGGAGGAGCTCGCACGCGCCGTCCTGATTGGTGACGGCCGTGAGGTGTCCAACCCCGACAAGATCAAGGAGAGCAACATCCGTCCGATCTGGAAGGATGACGAGCTGTTCTCCCACAAGGTCCTGATCGACAAGGACGCCAAGACTCCGGACATCATCGACGCCGTTCGTCGGTCCCGGAAGTTCTACAAGGGCTCCGGCATGCCGGTCCTGTTCACCACGAACGCGTTCGTGTGTGACATGCTCGAGATCAAGGACATCAACCAGCGCTACATCTACGAGACCAAGCAGGCAGTTGCCAACGCCCTGAACGTCTCGGATGTCATCGAGGTTGAGGTCATGGAGGGCGCCAAGCGCGAGGTTGGCGGCAAGACCCAGAACCTGCTCGGCATCATCGTCAACATGCAGGACTACACCCTGGGTGCCGACAAGGGCGGCGAGACCTCCTTCTTCGAGCAGTTCGACATCGACTTCAACCAGCAGAAGTACCTGCTGGAGGCTCGTTGCTCGGGCTCGCTGACGAAGTACAAGTCCGCGATCGTCATCGAGAAGGCTACGGCCTGATCCGGTCAAAATGGCAAGATTCTTCGGAAGCATAGGTTACGGACACGCTGTCGAGACAACGCCGGGAGTGTTCGAGGACAAGATCACGGAGAGGGAGTACTACGGGGACGTGAACCGTTCCCAGAAGCAGTACGACAGCGAGCCGAAGGTTCTCCAGAATCTCCGACTCAACAACGAGATCTCCATCTTGGCCGACTCTTACGCCGAGGAGAACTTCTTCGCCATCAAGTATGTGAGATGGATGGGGGCGCGCTGGGTCGTCACAAACGTGGAGGTCCGCCGCCCCCGGCTCATCCTCAACCTCGGAGAGGTGTACAATGGCCCAACGCCTTGAGTTCCATCAGAAACTCGTCGAAGCGCTGGGCTCTAGGAACGTCTACTTCCAACCCCCGGAGTCCGTCCAGCTCACCTACCCGTGCATCGTGTACGAACGGAGTCGAGCCGACTCGAAGTTCGGGGACAACACCAACTGGATGTACACGCCGCGTTATTCGGTCACCCTCATCAGTAGGAATCCCGATGAGCCGGTGTTGGATGTCCTGGCAGACATGCCTATGTCCACCTTTGAGAGGCACTTCGTCTCGCACAACCTTCATCACGACGTGTTCAACATCTACCAAGGAGTATAGATGGCAGTCCTCACATGGGACGAGACGGGCAAGAAGTTCTATGAGACTGGTGTGGACCGTGGGGTCCTCTTCCCCGTCAACCCCGCCACTGGCGCTTACAGCAAGGGCGTCGCCTGGTCGGGTCTCACCAACGTGACTGAGACCCCTTCTGGTGCGGAGCAGACCGACCTGTACGCGGACAACATCAAGTACCTCTCTCTGACCTCGGCGGAGACGTTCGAGGGCAAGATCGAGGCTTACACCTACCCGGACGAGTGGCTCCAGTGTGACGGCTCGGCAATTGTCGACAAGGTCGTCATTGGCCAGCAGGAGCGCTCCTCCTTCGGGCTGGCTTACCGCACCATCAAGGGCAACGACCAGCAGAAGAACAACTACGGCTACAAGCTGCACCTTCTGTACGGTCTGGCCGCCTCCCCCTCGGAGCGGTCCTACGGTACTATCAACGACTCCCCTGAGGCGATCACCTTCTCGTGGTCCTTCAAGGGCACCCCGGTGAACGTTACCGATCACAAGCCGACCTGTGTCGTTACCCTCGACTCCAGCGTCATCGGCAAGAACGGCATGACCGCCATCGAGAAGCTGATCTGGGGCGACGGCACTAACGACGCCAAGCTCCCGACTCCCGACGAGGTCATCGCCGCCGTCAAGGCTGCTGGCTGACAACTCCCACGGACCCGGGGGCGCGGGCGGGGGCGGGTGGTGACTCCAGGGAGGAACGAATGCTGACGATTCACGTCGTCGGGGATGAGCTCTATGACGAGGATCGCAATGAGTTCATCAATGGGTTCGAGGGCGACCTCGAGCTGGAGCACAGTCTCGTCGCTCTGTCAAAATGGGAGTCCGAGTGGCATGTCCCATACCTCGGCAACGAGAAGCTCACCCCTGACCAGGTCCTGGACTACGTCAAGTGCATGACCCTGAACGAGATAGACCCCGTCGCCTACTCGCACCTGACTCTCGAGAACATCCAGACCATCAAAGAATACATCGAGAACAAGATGACGGCCACGACATTCGTCGAGACCGATGGATCCAGCCCCGATCGAGGGGTCGTCACGTCGGAGCTTGTCTATTACTGGATGGTGGCTCTACAGATCCCGTTCGAGTGCCAGTACTGGCACATCAACAGACTACTCACACTCATCCGAGTGTGCAACGCGAAGAACCAACCCGATAAGAAGATGTCGACCGCCGCTACGCTTCGACAGAATCAGGCTCTGAACGCGGCGAGACGGGCCAAGTACCACTCACGAGGTTAGTATGCCCGGCGTAACTCCTCTGCTTCACACCACTGTACGCGGCGAGTCCAGTCCGTACAGTACGGTGTACATCTCTCCGACCAACGGCGTTACTGATGCTTCGGTCACCCTCGGGTCGAATCCATACTTCGAGCTGGACGTTGCTTTCTATGCGGGATCCAAGGCTCTCCTCAAGGTCGTCCGACGCGACGGTACTTCCGATCAGAAGCTCATCGACCTTAAGGAGTCCATGCCTGACAAGGTCGTGTGGTTCAACTCTCGAGCCGGCTCGGGTTATGGCACCTTTGACACCGGTTGGATCACATGCCCCGACAATGCGGCCTACGTCTACCGCGTTATGGCCGGCATGGTGTATGTCAAGCGTAATGCACCCTGGCAGACTCAGGACTTCAACGGAACCAGGGATGTCAAGGTTGTCGATCTCCCCAAGGAGATACAGGTTCGAAGCCGGACAACGTTCGTTCTCCCTAAGGGTGACTACACGAACGACGGATCCATCGTTGAGATCTGGCCTGGAGATGCGACGACGCCTCCGCGTGTCCGTGCGCAGCTCAAGGCCAACGGCTCTCGGATCATTCCCGTGCTCTTCGCTCCGATCGAGAACTCCAACGGCTGAAAAAGGTCAAAATGACTGTATCTCAATACGCAGCATCCTGCGCCAGGTACTACGCCGACGTCGCGGATGTCGGTTACTCTCAGCCGGACCGCTGGACTTTCTACGATCAGTCCGATTGGGACGGCTGGCTCGTCCAGTCACCCGCCAATGCGGACTGCTCAGCCCTCGTCGCCGGTTGTTACAACCTCGCCGCTCACCACGAGTGGGGCGAGCCCTTCACCGCCGGGTATTTTCCCAGGTCGACATGGACCGGCTCACTCCGAGAGGAGTGTTCAGCTCGCAACTTTGCTGATATCTCCGACCAGTGGACTGGCAACGAGCCCGACGGCGGGTTCGAGATCGGCGACATCGTTCTGTCCGAGGAGGCCTCTGGCGGTCGTGGGCATGTCGCCATGGTCACAGGACTCGGTCCGACCATCCTGTCCGAGGCATGGATCGCTGAGGACGGTTCAATTGACGGGTACCTCGGCGACCAGACCGGTAGCGAGGTCCGCTCGATCGAGTACAACCAGCATCCATACACTCAGGCCGCCGCTTGGACACACTGCTTTCGCAGGCGGGACAACCACGGGTCCAGTGCTCCGTCCCACCGCGAGGAGAACGGTGCGGCCACTTCGATCCAGGATGCGGTTCTCCGTGCGGCTGACGCCGTCGGTTGTCCTTGGTGGGCCGCCCTCGGCGCACTCAAGATGGAGACCGGCGAGGCCGGAGCCAACATTTATGGCCACGACGCCGGAGGCGCCTGCTCAGGTTGGGGCGAGGTGACGAGGGACAACTTCCTCAACTACTTCTGGCCCATCGTCTCGGAATGGGGCACTTCGAACGGCGTCGGTCCGCTCCAGGTCACATACAACGGGTATTTCATCAACGACCCGAACAGGGAGTGGTGGGATCCGCAGAAGTCCTCCGAGGTCGGTTGCGCCATCCTCAAGGGGCTTATCCAGTCCGAGGGCGATTCCTACGAGGACCTCAAGCGAGTCGGTTCTCGATACAACTCCGGGTCCGCAGACGGGGCCTATGAGGCTTACGGCATTCCGTTCTCCGAGGCATGCCGCTACTGGTACGACAAAGGCCGTCCGAGCCAGGGCTCGAGCGACGGCGGAGAGGAACTCGAAGTGTCATATGCCACCGATCTTCTCGCTGAGATGAAGGATCGTCTCGTCGAGATTTCCGATCAGACCGGTGCTGGCATCGCAGGTCGTCGTTTCGACGGTCCGCTCGTCGGCTGGCTGAAGGATATCTCCTACAAGCAGGACAAGCTCCAGAAGTCTCTCGACGAGATCAAGGACAAGCTCGGCGAGAGCAAGTGAGGTCGTCATGCCTTACTGTCATGTGAAGGGCGACATCCCGCCGTTCGCCACTCTCACCGTCGACCCCGATGATGGCCCGACCTACGTCGACACCGCTGGCGAGAACGGCAAGATCGAGGGTATGGTGTGGTTCTTCCGCAACACCAACGCTCGCCTCTTCCTGGATGACCAGGGGTGGCCCGCCACCAAGACGGTCAAGCTCTCCGAGGACGACATCGTCGATGTCACCATCAAGAGCAATCGTCCCGCGGGCGGCGGAGGTGGGGGTAACGGGAACGTCATGATCCTCGGTCGTGAGGAGCAGGTTCCCGCTGGCACCCCGCCTAACACGGTTATCGTTCGAAAGGTCTGATCATGGCATCTCCCATGAAGGGTATCGCAGTCTCCAAGAATCCTGACGAGAAACTGAGTGTTCCGTCGGTTGCTGGGGACTGGGCACTGCTCATCGTGGGCGGTCAGCTCAACCACATGCAGGACTGCACGCCTGATGGGTGGACCGGTAAGTACGCCGCCAACGAGGACATTCGGTCTTGTACCGTAGCCGTCAAAATGGTTGCTAATCCTGCCGACACCCAGAACGTGGCGTGGAAGTCCAAGAACGCAACCTACTCCGCCAGGTGCTGCGCGGTCCTTATTGTTCTTGATGGCACCAAGGTCAAGCAACTCATACCGAGGATGCCGGAGAAGGAATCCGCCGGCTGGCAGAATGGGCCATTTCCGCAGATCACCGGCTTCGTGCAGCATGACGTGAATACCGCTGCGGTTGGCGCATTCCCCGCCAATGTCGAATCCATGACGAACGGGAACTGGGGCAAAGCCACGGACAAGTCCTGGTCCTCGATCGTCGTCGGATACGCGCAGTCCGCATACGCCCCACCCTCTGATGCCGGCATCAAGGTTCGCTTCGGCGTCGACGTTCGACTCAAGGAGCAGAACGACTCGCTCGATCCGACTCTCGCCGACGGATCCAAGATCGGTGTTGTCGTCTGGGATGGTGCTAGGGAGATCGGGACGCTCACTATGAGGGCCATCCCTGAGGGAGCTAAGACGATCACGGAGCTCCTCAGGACTCCGCATTTCATCGTGGCTCACAGGGGCGGATCTCTGTCCTGGCCCGAGCATACTGAGGCCGCATATACCCAGGCCGTCGACTACCATGCTCACGCGCTTGAGTTCTCGGCGGCCAGGAGCAAGGACGGCGTCTGGTTCGGGTGCCACGATCGGAGCATGAGTCGTCTTGTTCCTGCGCTGACCAAGAAGGCCGACGAGTACACCTGGGCCGAGATCAAGGCCGAGGCGTCGAAGACCCAGTACATGCCAGCGAAACTTGACTGGTTGATCGAGAAGTACAGCGCCACCCACGTCATCGTCTTCGATCCGAAGTACAAGATGGCTCAGTGGCGAGAGGTCTGCGATATATTCAAGGGCATGGAGCGGAAGGTCATCATCAAGGCGTACTTCGACTCCAAGTGGATGTTCGACATGGTTAGAGCTCGAGGTTTCAAGACCTGGGGCTACGCCTACAACTCGGACATCGGCAAGACGGCGTATCCGGACTTCCTCGCAGGCAAGATCTGCGATATTCTGTCCATGGAGTTCGACGCGCCCCAGACGACCTGGGATCCGATCAAGGCCTCCGGACTCCCCACTGTTGCGCATATTCCCGCCACGCTCGATAACCTCAAGGTCGGGTGGTCCAGAGGGGCCATGGGCGCCATCGTGGCCGGTATCGCGGCGTCCTGCGAGAGGGCCGCATGAGTCCAGCGTTCACGCTGGAGATCGATTCGAGGATGGATACGGGGAAGTGGCTCGAGAGACTCAAGGAGGGCCGCTTCTTCGATTTCCTCGATGATTGTGGACAGGCCGGGGTTGCGGCATTGGCTGCTGCGACTCCGGTCAGGTCCGGTTACACCGCATCCTCCTGGTCCTATGAGATCAAGCGGAGCGCCAACAGAGTCTCATTGGTCTGGAACAACTCCCATGTGGAGCAGGGTGTCCCGATCGCAGTCATATTGCAGTACGGGCATGGCACCAGAACCGGTGGCTATGTCCAGGGCGTGGATTATATAAATCCGGCGCTCAGGCCTATATTCGACAGCATCGTCAAGCAGCTTG